TATCTTACGGAGCAAACGCTAATGATTCAGTAGCAACATCTACTAATGATTCTACTGTCTATAACCAATTACCTTTCTACTTTGGACAAGCTCTAGAGCAAGGTTCTGAGTTTAAATGGAACTTCCAAAGTAATGGTGGTAGTAACTTAATAATGGGTATTTGGGATGGAGCTGAATCTCCTGTAGCTTATAATGGAGGAGCTAATACAGCTTCTAATTGGGGTACAAGTTTTACCTATGCAGGTGGTTTTACAGATAGTTCTAATAGTACATTACTTACTACTAATTCAGGTTCTAAGTATGTAGTATCTAATGGAGATGCTATGGGTATTAGATTTGGTAATGATGGTCACTTAACATTGATAGATTATAGTGGAGCAACAGAAGTAGCAGTAGCTAAAACTACAATACCTTTAGCAGTTACTTCCTTCAATATGCAAATGTATACTTGGGCAAATGGTGTTCTTCCAAATGGTATCATCAACAATGTTGATTACATATGGGATATAGTTCACGATTTCGCAAATGTCGAAGCTGGTATTATTAATGGTATTTTAGACCATACTGTATTAAAGAGTGCTATATCTATTGAAAAGGGAGAGAAGCTAATGTTTATGCTAGATGAAGTAGGTCAAGGAGATTACTTTGGTACTAACTATACGAACGCGTCGAGTGGTGTTTCAACAGCAGAAGAGCAATTAGATAATGAGTTTAAGTATGAAACTAATGAAGCTTTAAGTTTTGAATTTAGTGGCACAGGAGATTGGGATGTAAATACTAATGCTACATACTATTTTGATAATGGTGCTGGTGTAGTAGGATATAGAAAAGGTGGAGCTAGTACAGTTCAAGGTATGTTCTCAATGAGATTTAATGATAATGGTAAGTTAACTATATATTCTGAAGATAATGGTGAGAAGGTAGCAACTGCTAAGGCAGACCCTGCAGTAGGTTCTAGTGTGCATCTATACTTTGGAGTGAGAGCCAATAGAGCTTATTACTCTATACCTGTAATATCTAAGCAAACTATAGGGCAAGGTAGTCAACCAGATGTAAACTTCGTACCAACTGTAGCAGACCAAACGGTAAGTATTACAGAAGGAGAAGTATTAAACTTTCAAATAATTTCTAGTGATAATATAGTTAATCAATTCGTTGAGACGGACGCTCCTTCGTGGATGTCTATGAATCAAACAAGTGGTGTATTATCTGGTACTGCTCCAGCTTTTGTTGGAACAAGCGCAGACACTATTGTAGTTAATTGTAAGGCTGGTAATGCTATCGGTGGAACTGTAGATTTTACAGTAACAGTAACTGTGGCAGAGGTAGCCTATACTAACTCTAAGTCACTAAGTCTTAATGGGACTAGTCAATGGTTACAAGGTAATCCTACTGTTATGAATGCTCTTGATAGAGCAACTAATGGTGATGGTAACGCTTGGACTATTAGTATGTGGGTTAAGCCAGATACAACAAATACAAGTAATCAAACACTTTTAGTTTATGGAGCAGGAGATGATTATAATGGTGGAGCTATTACAGTAAAGCAAAGTGGTGGAACTAGCTTAGTATTAAACTATGGTACTGTTTACGATAACATTATCCTAGTGGCAGGTAACTCATTTGTAAATAATACTTGGCAACACGTAATGATTACATTTGATGGAGGTACTACAGGAGTTGATTCCAATCTATCTACAGACTATTACAGTAGATTTGATATCTATATTGATGGTGTGCTTAAATCCAATGTAGGAGTAGCTAGTAATAGTGGATATGATGGAGCTATAAGTGGAGCTAATCCAAGTGACAACATCTTTAGAATAGGTAGAGCAAGTAATGTTCACAACAATTACTACGGAGGTATTATAAATCAAGTAGCTATTTGGAATTCTGATGAAACTGCTAATTTATCAACTATTTATAATAGTGGTGCAACGCAAGATTTGAGTTCGTTAACAAGTACTCCATCTCATTATTACGAGATAGAAAGTTCTATAACAACCGTAACTGACGTCTCTGGTAGTGCAGACCTAACTGGGTATAATTTTAGTGCTTCTGACTTAGTTTCTGACACACCTTAACAATCTATAAACCAGAGGGTTATTAAGTTAACCCTTTGGTTATTAGTGTTATATGTTTGAATATAAAACAGTTAGAATAAAAATACGTTATATTAATATATAAAAACAATCAATTATGAACAGTAAAGAAATTCTTACAAGCATCAAAGAATTAGTAGGTTTATCGAAAGAGGAAGTTACTAATGAAGTTGAGGCTACAGAAGAGGTTGTCTTATCTACAGAAGTGGTTGCTGAAGAAGTTATCGAAGAAAAAGTTGAAGAGGTAGAGTTATCTACAGAAGAGACTAAAGAAGAGGTAATTGAAGAAGCAGTTGAATTAGCTGAAGAGAAAGAAGAGCCTAAGAAAGAAGCTGCACCTGCAGTAGAAGCACCAGTTCAAATGAACTTTGCTACTCAAGAAGAACTATCTCAAGTTAAGCAAGAATTGTTATCTATGATTAAAGCAATGATGGAAGACAAATCTGATTATGCTGAGGCTGATGTTCCTGCTAAATTATCTGCTGAAGAAAAAGAGGCTGTAGAGCTTTCTGAAGAAGTAGAAGAAGAAGTAGTGCATTCTCCTGAGAGTGTAACTGAGACTAGACAGAAAAATTTTAATAACAAAGGAATGACTGCTGCCGAACGAGTGTGGTCAATGATTAATAATTAATTAAATTAAATTTAAAATTCGCTAAAATTATGGCAACAAGTACAAGTATTACTACTACCTATGCTGGAGAAAGTGCTGGGAAATACATCTCGGCAGCTTTATTAGCTGGTAACACAATCGCTAACGGAGGTTTAACTATTAGACCAAACGTTAAATTTAAAGAAGTTGTAAAAAGATTAGAATTAGACGGTATCGTAAAAGATGGTACTTGTGATTTCGCTGACACTTCTACATTAACACTTACTGAAAGAATCCTTCAACCAGAAGAATTTCAAGTAAACTTAGAATTATGTAAGAAAGATTTCCGTTCTGATTGGGATGCTATCTCAATGGGATATTCTGCTTTCGATAACTTACCTTCTTCTTTCCAAGACTATTTAATCGGTCACGTTGCTGCTAAAGTAGCACAGAAACAAGAAATCAATGTATGGAGAGGAGCTAACGCTACTGCTGGAGAGTATGATGGTTTTTCTACTTTATTAGCTGCTGATGCTGATTTACCTGCTGCAAACGAAGTTGCTGGTACTACTGTAGATGCTTCTAACGTTGTAGCTGAATTAGGAAAAGTTGTAGATGCTATTCCTGCTGCTTTATACGGAAGAGATGACTTAATGATTTATGTTGCTCAAAACGTATTTAGAGCTTACAAGAGAGCTTTAGGTGGTTTCCAATCTGGAGGTCAAGGAGCTGCTGGTTTCCAAGATAAAGGAAACAATCAGAATATCAATATCGAGAGCTTTGATGGTGTAAAAATCTTTATGGCTAACGGACTTGCTTCTGATACTATGATTGCTACTACTAAAGATAACTTACATTTCGGTACAGGACTTATGTCTGACCAAAACGAAGTTAAGATTTTAGATATGGCTGACTTAGATGGTTCTCAAAACGTAAGAATCATTATGAGATTTACTGCTGGTGTTCAGTATGGAATTGTTGAAGATATCGTAACTTACGGAATCGTTAACTCTGCTAACTAAGATTAGTATAACATAAACTAGAAAGGGTAGGTAGTCAATCTGCTTACCCTTTTTTATTAACTTTAAAAATATAAATATAATGAGTTGTGATATTTCAAGAGGTCGTTTAGAGCCTTGTAAAGATTCAGTTGGTGGATTAAACGCTGTTTACTTCGTTAACAAAGGTGACTTAGGTGCTATTACCTATGACGTTACCGACACAGATGTTATTGATGCTGTTGCAGGAACACCTTCTGCATACAAGTTTGACATCAAAGGAGCTTCTACTTATACGGAGAACATTACTTCTTCTCGTGAGAATGGAACTACTACTTTTGAACAAGTTTTAGAGCTTCAATTAACTAAATTAACCAAAGAAGACCATAAGACAGTTAAGTTATTAGCTTTCGGAAGTCCTACTATTTTAGTAGAAGACAATAACGGAAACGTATTTGTTGCTGGTTTAGAACACGGATTAGATGTATCTGGTGGTACTATCGTATCTGGAGCTTCTATGGGAGATATGAGTGGATATACTTTAACATTCTCAGGAATGGAAAAAGCACCTGCTAACTTCTTAGGAGATACTATTTCTGCTGTAGGTTTTACAGTTACTGAAGGAGTATAATAAAGAATACCTTAAATACTAATTAAAGCCTTGCATTATGTGAGGCTTTTTTTATTTAAAACAAAATAATTAAAAATAGTTATCTTAGTATGATAATATTACAACCAATAACAACATCTCAATCAATATCTATAATGCCTAGAGTAGACTTATCTACTGTTATAACATTATCTATTAGGTTAAGAAGAGATGGAGATGCTAAGTCTGAAACAATAACTGATGCAGTAGTAGGTAGTGATAGTAATTTCACAACATTAGACTTCTCTAGTTCTATACTATCTGAAGGTTCTACTTACTTTATGGAGATAGAAGCAGATGATAACTTAGCTTATAGAGATAAAATATTCTGTACTAGTCAAAACGACTATACGGTTAAGCATATAATATCTCAAGATAGATATACGCAACCTACAGGAGAGATAAATGATAATACATACATTATATAATGGAGAATAAGAAACAACAACAAAACGTAAGGGTACTTAACTTATCATCTTACGAAGCACCAGAAGTAAAAGAAGTACACAACAGGGATTGGGTTTCTTGGGGAGACGATAATAACTACTTTGGTAGACTTATTGACTTAGATACTTCTAGTCCAACTAACGCTAGATGTAATAATGGTATTGCTGATATGGTATTTGGTAGAGGTATAGAATCTACTAACTCTGAGTTGTTACCAGAACATTATGTAAGAATGAAAAAGCTATTAAGACCTAGAGAAATCAAAAAGGTAGTAATAGACAGAAAGAAATTAGGACAAGCTGCAATTAAACTTACCTACAATAGAAATAAAACTAAGATATTAAAAGTATCTCATTTCCCTATGGAGACTTTAAGAGCTGAAAAAGCTAACTCTAAAGGAATTATACAAGCATACTACTATCATCCTAAATGGTCTGACGCTAAACCTAGTGACAAGCCTAAAAGAATACCTTGTTTCAAACACGGAAGTAAATCACAAAGAGAAGAAATATATGTAATCAAACCTTATAGAAGTGGGTTTTACTATTACTCTACTCCTGATTACCAAGCTTGTTTACAGTATGCTGATTTAGAATGTGAAGTATCTAACTACCATATATCTAATATACAAAATGGATTAGCTCCTAGTTTATTTATTAACTTTAACAATGGTATTCCTAACGAAGAAACTCAAGGTGCTATTGAAAGAAAGATTAATGATAAGTTTGCAGGTAGCTCTAATAGTGGTAAGACAATCATTGCATTTAACGAATCATCTGAAACACAAGCTAATATAGAAGCTATACACTTACCAGATGCTCACGCACAATATCAATTCTTATCTGATGAAGCTAGAGAAAAGATTATGCTAGGTCACGGTATTGTATCTCCTATCTTATTAGGTATTAAGGACAACACAGGATTTGGTAACAACGCAGAAGAATTAAGAACAGCATCTGTATTAATGGATAACGTTATTATTAGACCATTCCAAGATGAGATTAAATATTGTTTAGAAGATATATTAGAATTTAATGGTATCGTACAAGACTTATACTTTGTAACATTACAACCTATCGAGTTTACAGAACTAGATAACATATCTACTAAGATTAGAAAAGAAGAAGAAACTGGAGAGAAATTATCTTCACAATCTAACGAAGACTTTTCTGAAGAACAAGGAGATGATATGCTAGAGCAATTAGAGGGTCTAGGAGAGGTTCTAAGCGATGATTGGGAGGTTGTTCATAGTGAAAGATATGAAGAAGACTTAAGTGACGTTAAAATGGCTGAAATCAAGTCTAGCAATAAATCATCTAAAGAAGATAGTGATATCTATAAGATTAGATATGCTTATATGCCTGTAAGAAGTAATCCTAATAGTAGAGATTTCTGTAAGAAGATGGAAACGTTTACTTCTAGGAATATAGTGTTCAGAAAAGAAGATATTAATATGATGTCTTTTAGAGGAGTGAATAGTAAGTTAGGACATAATGGTCAGAATTATAGTTTGCTAAAATTCAAGGGAGGTAAAAATTGCCATCACTTCTGGGAACTTAGAGTATTTAAACTAAAAGGAGATAAAAGAGTAGACCCTAATTCAGCTTACGAGAAAGGTTTAAGCGAACCTAACAATCCAAGTGAGATGGGAGAGAGAATGATTGATAGAGATGACAACGGAGCATACAGAAGTACATTAAGTAAAATTAAAAACATATTAGGACTATAATGAAAGCACTATTTATAAGTATAGCAGACTTAAAAGCAAAGTCTATAATAGACGGTAACACAGACGCAGACAAGCTAATTCATCAAATTGAGGTAGCACAAGATATGCATATACAAAACTATTTAGGTGGTAGACTATATGATAAGCTACAAGACTTAATATTATCAGGAGATATAGATAGTGTAGCTAATAGCGATTATAAAGCTCTTAGAGACGATTATATTAAACCTATGCTAATATGGTTCACTCAACTAGAGTACTTGCCATTTGCTATGTTTAAAATAGATAATGGAGGTATAAACAAGCATAGAGGGCAAGAGTCAGATACAGTAGACTTTAGGGATGTAGATAGAATGCAAAGTAAGATTACAGATAGAGCTGAGTTCTATACTAAAAGATTCTTAGATTACATTTGCTTTAATAGTCAGAAGTTTCCTGAGTATAACAATAATAGTAATGGAGATATGTACCCTGATAAGGATGCAGATAGCTTTTCAAGTTTCGTACTATAATGAGTGTGAAAGCAAAATATAAAACAAAAGTAAAGAATATAATTAAGCTAGAAGCTTTTTATAATAAGATTAACAAACAAACACAAAATAAAGATGGCAAACGAAATATATCCAGTTAGTTGGTGGGGTAGTCCAGTAGAGAATGGCTGGGGAGGTATCTATTATGATTTATCAGTAACAAGTGAAATACCTAGTTTACTATCAACTTTACAAGCAAGAGCAGACTACTACGAGAATGTAACTTGTACAACAGCAACATTAACCGAATTAGAAATAATAGAATAAGATGGCAGATAATTTATTAGAGAAAGCATCAATATTACTTACACCAACTGCATACAACGATGGTAGTATGTTAAGTGTTAAGCCAGAGAATGGAGATGGAGATTTTACATTCAGTAGAGGTTCTGCTGCAACTAGAGTTAATGCACAAGGTTTAGTAGAGAATGTACAGATACTAAGTTCAGAGTTAGTTACAAATGGAGATTTTGCTATAGATAGTGATTGGAATAAAGGAACTGGTTGGAGTATTGCAAATGGAAAAGCAGTTGCAAACACTACGGGTAATTTTGTTAATTTATATCAAAATTCTGTTTTTGTAGTTGGTAAGACTTATAAAACAACTTTTACGATTGTTGATTACACACAAGGAAAAGTAAGGTTAACAGAAGGAGGTGTTAATGTATCGGGTTATCAAAATGCAGTAGGAACTTACACAACTTATTTTACTGCATCACAAACTGCTTTGTATATGCAAGGCTCTGAAAGTTTTATTGGCTCAATAGACAACGTATCTGTAAAAGAAATAACAGACGATACAGATTTACCAAGAATAGACTACACAGATGGTTGTGGAAGTTGGTTGCTAGAGCCACAGAGTACGAATTTGATTACGTATAGCGAGGATATTAGTGATAGTAGTTGGCTTAAAACAAGCTCTGGAACTGCATCTATTCCTGCTATTACAAGCAATTATTCTATATCTCCAGATGGTACGCTAAATGCTTCACGAGTTGTTTTTGATTTAAATGGAGGAACTACATCTTCTGATTTTTCACAATTACAACATAACATTTCGAGTACCATTGGACTTAGTTATACATCATCTGTTTATATGAAAAGCAATAATGATAGTACATATAATTTAACTTTCATTCCAGTAAGTGGTTCTACTAATATTGTAGAAGTTACTCCACAATGGAAAAGATTTGATTTATCAGCAGTACTTTCATCATCTAATATGAGAATAAGAACAAGAGGCTCAGAGAGTTCAGGTGATGTAACAGATATATCAATTTGGGGAGCACAAATAGAACAACAATCCTACGCAACCTCATACATACCAACTAACGGAGCTATAGCAACTAGACTAGCTGATGTAGCTAACAATAGTGGTAACTCTACTTTGATAAATAGTACAGAGGGTGTATTGTATGTAGAGATAGCAGCTTTGGCTGATGATGGGACTAATAGAATTTTCGGTTTAAGTAATAATAGTAACTTCAGTGAAAGTATAATATTAAGATATAGTAGTCTTTCAAATAGAATATCTGCACAAGTTCGTAAAAGTGGGTCTTATGAATTTACTATTAACTATGACTCTACTGATGTTACTGCATTTTCAAAAATAGCGTTTAAGTATAAACAAAATGATTTTGCTTTATGGGTTAATGGTATTGAGGTGGGTGTAGCATCTAGTGGAGATGTAATTTCTGGATTAGATACATTAGGTTTTAGTTGGGTCGGTGGAAATATTTTTTACGGAAAAGCAAAAGCACTTGCAGTTTACAAAGAAGCATTAACAGATGCACAATTACAATCTTTAACAACAATATAATATGATACATAAAAGATATACATTTACAGATAAAGCACAAGCAGATTCAAAGATAGAAAAGTTCTTTGATATAGACGAAGAAGGTAATAAAATACCAAATGAAAGAGCAGCATTTATATACTTAGACAAGTTTGTGCTTGTAAAAGGAGAATATGATGAAGAAGGTGTGGAGATAGTAGCACCTACTTATTCAGAAGGTTATGCTCTTGATGTTGTATGGCACAACTTAGAAGAGTCTCCTTATGGTTGGAAGTCTTATGAAACAGAACCTGATAATCCTTTACATAAACTATATTAATGATGCAACAAGATAAACTATTACATTTCTTTTATGGTAGTATTATACTACACCTGTCTATGGTTTTATTTAACCCATATATATCTATGGCTATAGTAGCTGTAATAGGTGGTGCAAAAGAATTAATTTACGATAAATATATGAACAAAGGGAATTGCGAGTGGCTAGACTTTATTTATACTATAGCGCCTTGCTTTCTCTATTTAACAACCTTAGTATTCTAATACAACTAACCAATGAAACTAGCACTACTAAAAATACTAGAAATAATACTACCTCAATTTATTAAGTCTATCTTTAAGAAGAAAGAAAAGAATAGGTTAATAATAGAATTAGAAAACCACGATGTATTCTCTACTCTTGATAGGGTTAGAAATGAAGTGGCTAATTTAAAGTTTTATACTCACGGAGAGTATGATAAAGTAAAAACTAGGATGTGCTATGATTTCACTAAACATAAGTCTATTAAGTGTTCTGCTAGAATGTTAGAGATTGTAAGAACTAAAGATATAGATACTATGGATAGAGATAAGTTAAAGAAGTTTATACTTATAGAACAAGGAGATATGCATAGAGAATACATTAAAGCTATAAGAATAGAGTGGGATTTAAAAGGAGTTAGTCCTCAAGACGTAGATTACGTTATACATTTATTTGAAAAGTTTAGATACGATGTAATAGTTTCTTTCGAGCATAGAATAAACTCTATATTTGGAAGTAGTTACAATAAAGATAATTTTACCTTAATGCTTGCAGTACTAGAGATGTGGGCTATGGGAATAGATTTACTACCTAGAGATATGTCAACTACGTTTGAGTCTCTTAATGGTAAGTTTAAAGATATAAAATACCTAAGTTAATATGAGTAAATATTTTAAAGAAATAGAGTATAAGATGGATAAAGACTTTTTAGCTAAACTAGATGATGCTAGAGAGTTTGCAGGATTCCCATTCTTTATAAACTCTGCCTACAGAAGTCCAGACCATCCAGAGTCTATTAAGAACCCTACTTCAAGCCATATAAAAGGTTTAGCAGTAGATATTAGAGCTAGAGATAGTAAGACTAGGTATCTTATAATAGATGCTCTTATGCACGTTGGTTTTAATCGTATTGGTATTGCTGATACTTTTATTCACGTAGACGATGATAGAAATAAAGCTTGTGGTGTAATATGGACTTACTAATGTTTATATTCCATACAGCTATGTTACTTAGTGGAGCTACAGTTCCATTAGAAGTTGTTAAATACCCTAAAACACTAATGCTAATAAATAGGCTAGCTTTAATAGCCTTAATAATATACTTAATGTTATGAGTGATAGAAAATTAAAGAATAATGGTAAAGGTACTTTCTTTGGTAACTTACTAAGAGGTTTAGTTAAAACAGGTAAAAAAGCATCTCCTATATTTGATGCTATAACTGGTGGTAAAGTTTCTAATATACTTGAAGCTATTACTGGTAGCAAAGAATTAAATGCTGTTGAGAAAGAAATGTTAGTTAAAGAACTAGAACAAGATGTAATAGAAATGCAAGAGGTATCTAAAAGATGGAGTTCTGATATGTCTAGTGATTCTTGGCTGTCTAAGAATATAAGACCTTTAAGCTTAGCTTTTTTAACTATAACACTATTTATCTATGTTATACTAGATAGTTCATTAGACACCTTTAAAATAGACTCAGAATGGATATCTTTATTAGGTAATCTATTAATGTTAGTATATGGAGGATATTTTGGAGCTAGGACACTTGAAAAGATACGTCAGAAGTAAAAGACTTTTTTTTAATAATATACTACTCTAAAAAAAATTGAACATACTTACCCTATATTCTTCAATATCTTTTTTTATTAACATTTGCCTTTAGGGGCAAATATTTATGATTTAATATCTTTGCGAGAAGCAAAGGTTGTTATTTCTTTAAATATAAAACAAAGGTACGAAAAAAAATCGAGAAAGTCAAATAAACTTATCAACAATCTTAAATACCAATGTTTAGAACTATATTTGGTAGTTTAATTTATTATACTTATATTTAATGTATGGGAGGAGGATATAGATACAAAAAGAACTTTAGCGACTTCACAACTACGTATACAGATACTTATACTAAGGAGATGGATGAGGAAGGTTTAAAGATACTTAAATGGTCTATGTTTGATAGTCCAGACTCATTAGGTAGTGGTAAAAGATTTATGGAGAGTGAACCTGTATTTATATTAGATGAGGTATTTAGAAGAGAAAGATTAAAGGGTTACATACGCTTAGGCTACACATCGAAAACTTACGCAGACAAAATAGGACTTGGTTTAGAGTCAGAGCATAGGATAGGTAAAGCGATAAAGTTTAAGTGTATTAATCCTGCTCATAGATTTAGGTTCGTTAGAGGTTTAATACAATATGGTGTAGAGAGAATAAAGTTATATGACGATAGTATCTACTTTGATACTGAACACAATCTTAAAGGTGAAGACCTTAGTTTCAGACATTTTTAGTTTTTTTGTTTTGTGGTTTAATAGGGGAGATTTAATTATTTTCCCTATTTTTATGCTTAAAACTTGCGTATGTCATTTATTTGTTGTATGTTTGCACTATTATTAACTATAAAACAATTAAAGATGAAAAAAGTATTATTATTATTAGTATTAGGATTATCAACATTAACATCTTGTCAAGACGAAGAATTAATACAACCAAGTGTAGAGTTAGGTATTTACCAATGGGAATTAAATGAAAACCTATTGTATGTATTTGGCGAGTATGAGTTAAGTATTATTCAAGATGGTGTATTATCATTTGATGGTAACTATTCCTTAGAAGACGGATTATTGACTATTTGGGATGAGGTTGGATATAGCCTTACAAGACCTTTAGAGATGACCAGCAAAGGTTTCTTATTAGATAATATGGAGCAGTATATTAAGATTGCAGAAACAACAACTTATACTCCATTATTAAAATAATTAAAGTTTTTCTTGCATATGTCAATTATTAATTGTATGTTTGCAACTCAAAACAATAACTATGATTACAGAAGATAAGATGAATAGAAAAGAAGCTATTAAGAAATTAGGTAAGTACGCTGCGTTAACAGCATTAGGGACTTTCACAATACTATCCCCTAAGTCTGCTCAAGCTTGTTCAGCGCCACCTTGTGGAAACGGATGGGGTAATGGTGGGCCTAACGGTAATGGACCTTCTGGTAACAACGGAGGTGGTAATAATCAAAACTCAGGCTGGGATTCGGATTGGGATTAAATAAAAACAACAACTATGAGAGATTTAGTAGATTTTAAAAATGCACAGATTACAGCACTACAAGATAGTAATGCAAAGCAAGAAGCAAGAATAGCTATATTAGAAACGTGGATATTCGAGCTTACGGATGATAAGTGTCCGAGAGATTATAAACAAGTAATAAGAACAGAATTATTAAAAACCAATTAAGAATGACAATTTTAGAAAAACTACAAAGGATTCAGTTAGAGCTTAAAGCACCTAAGAATCAGTACAACAGTTTTGGTAAGTACAAATACCGTTCAGCAGAAGATATCTTAGAAGGTATCAAGCCATTTGAAGAAAAGTACAGCGTATTGTTTAAGATAAGCGATACATTACAAGAAGTTGCTGGTAAAGTATTCGTACATTCAGAAGCTAAAGTAATAGACTTAGAAGTTACAGACAGAGAAAGTTCAATCTCATCTACTGCACAAGCTATTATAGATTTTGATGCTAAGGGAATGCAAATGCCACAACGAACAGGAGCAGCTAGTTCGTATAGTAAAAAGTATAGTCTTGGAAATTTATTATTATTAGACGATACTAAAGATGCAGACGCTAGTAATACTCACGGTAAATCTAAGCCATCATTAAAGCTAGGTAGTCCTGAGTATAAGAAAGTAAAAGAAGCCTTAGCTGGAGGTAAATTTACAATAGCACAAGTAAAGACTAAGTATGTAGTATCAGCAGAAATAGAAAAATCATTAGTATAAACATTAACAATTAAAATTAAATATTATGAGCTTACAATTAAACGGAACAATTAAATTAATCGGAGAGAAGCAAACTTTTGACTCTGGTTTCCAAAAAGTAGAATTTGTATTAACAACTAACGATGAGAAATATCCTCAAGACGTTAAGTTTGAAATAGTACAAGACAAAGTAGATGACTTCTTAAAGTACAATAAGGTAGGGTCTGTAGTAGACGTAGACTTCAACGTAAGAGGTAATGAGTATAAAGGTAAGTACTATGTTAGCTTAACAGCTTGGAAAGTATTTAAATCTCAGGCATCTGCACCAGCAACTGACATAGGAGTACCTTCTGAAGAGATTTCTGACTTACCATTTTAATTAAACTATTGGGAGGTGTAAAAGCCTCCCTTTATTATTTAATTATTAACCTATAAACTAAAAACAAATGAGCGAAGAACAAAAAGAAGAACAACACGAGCATATTATGTCTATGCAATTAATACAGGAAGAATGTGCTATTAACATTAATGAAAAGATAGAGCATCCTCCAGTAGCAATTAGCTATAAGACTAAAGAAGTAGTAACAAGAGATGGAGAGATTAAAGAGTTTCCTATACCTATTGGAACTTATGGTAACTTTAGCTTTATACAAGCACCTCCTAAGTCTATGAAGACATTCTTTGTTAGTTTGTTAGGTTCTGCTTATTGTAACCCAAATGGAACTCACACATCAGGACTAAGCTCCTTTAGAGAAGACAGAGAGTATATCCATTTCGATACAGAGCAGGGAGATTGGCATTCACAAAGAGTATTTAAACGTATTCAATGGATGAACAAAGAGTCTAACCTAGACTTCTATCACACATTTGCATTAAGAAAAGTAGGTTTTAGAGACAGAATAAGTTTTATAGAGTATTATTTACAATCATTAACAGATGCAGGTAAGAAGATAGGTGTAGTAGTTATTGATGGTGTAGCAGATTTAGTTTCTGATGCAAACAATCTTGAGGAATCAAACCTCGTAGTACAGAAGATTATGGCTTGGACAACTATTTACGATTGTCACATCATTACAGTAATTCACTCTAACTTTGGTTCAGATAAGCCTACAGGACACTTAGGGAGCTTCTTAGAGAAGAAAGCAGAGACTCAGATACAATTAGAGAGAGACCCTAACAAACTAGGTGCTATAACAGTATCTTGTAAGAGAAGTAGGAATACACCATTTGAGCAGTTTGATTTTAGGTTAGATGAGAACGGTTTACCAAAGGTAGATAACCCAGATGATGTTTATAGTTTCTAATAACTATAGTTGCAAAATAAGTAATAATTGATTAAATTTAAGTAATGAAAGATTTTAGACCAAGATTAAAAGGAAATATCTTAAAAGCCTATAACTATTTAGTAGGTAAAGAAGATAAAATATTAGTAATAGGAGATTTACACGAACCATTCTGTTTAGATGGTTACCTAGAGCATTGTAAAGAGATTTACGCAAAGCATAACTGTAATAAGGTTATCTTTATCGGAGATGTTATTGACAATCACTATAGCTCTTATCACGACCCAGACCCTGATGGATTAGGTGGAGGAGATGAATTAGACCAAGCTATCAAGAAATTAGCAGGATGGTATAAAGCATTCCCTAATGCAGATGTATGTATCGGTAATCACGATAGAATCATATCTCGTAAAGCATTTAGTTCTGGAGTACCTAAGAGATGGGTTAAGTCATTTGGAGAGGTATTAGAAACTCCTAATTGGGTTTACGATACTAGATTTGTATATGACGGTGTTCAGTATATTCACGGAGAGTCAGGTAGAGCTACTAAGAAAGCTAAAGACGATATGATGAGTACAGTACAAGGACATAGACATACAGAAATGTTTACAGAGTTTGTTGTAGGTGCTAATTATAAAGTATTTGGTTGTGCAGTAGGATGTGGTATAGATAGTAAATCTTACGCTATGGCTTATGGTAAGAACTTTAAGAAGCCTGCTATCGGTTGTGCAGTTGTATTTGGTGGTAAACACGCTATTAACGAACCTATGCACTTATAATGACAGAGCAGTCAACCATAGACTTCTTAAATAGTAAAGTAGGAACTAAGTTATCGCTAGTATCTGACAAGTATAGCAGTTACGATGCTAGTGATGACAACTACATAGTAGAGATAAAAAATAGAAGAGCTTATTATAAAGATAAATTGATAGAAGCGATGAAGTTATATAAAAACTACCAAGCATCACAATTATCTAATAAGCAATTTCTTTATGTAGTTACAGATGAAAAAGGAGTATGGGTATTTAACATATCTAAGAATATTAAAGCTGTTGTTGTTATGCCTGTAAAAGGTATAGAATGCCCTAAGACTACAGATTTTAAATCTAATGATAAGATTACTAAATACTCTTATGTATTACCAGAGATAATGTCTAAACACATAGAATATGATACATAAAATAGAGTCTCCATTATTTGTAATGTTACCCAGAAAGACTACTAAAGACAAAAGGATTTCATTAAATATGAATACATATAGAAACTTACATCACAGAACTAATAACGATGCTAAGAAAATGTATCACAAGTTAATGAGATATAATTTAGAAGACTTAAAGATAAACACACCAGTAGAGATTACTTACAAAGTGTTTAAAGGCTCTAAGAGGCGTTTAGATAAGATGAATGTAATATCTGTAGTTAGTAAATACTTGCTTGACTCTATCACAGAATATGGTTGTTGGGAGGATGATAATGATGACTTCGTAAAAAAAGAAACAGTATTGCCAACAGAATTAGATAGAGAAAGACCAAGAGTAGAAATAATAATTAAAGAGATATAAATGTTAGAATTATTAGCGACTAAACACGATGATTGGGTTAGGATAGCCTTGAGTATGACAGGTAACATTGATGATGCTCGAGACTTGGTACAGGATATGTATCTAAGACTGGAAAGATTAGGGAAGACTAGAGAGGAAATTTCTTACAAAGATACTGTTAATAGGTATTTTATTTGGACTGTATTATTTAATATGTATAAGGTATCTAAAAGAGCTAAAGTACATAAAAAGCTAGACACTTGTGAATTATTTGAAGACGAGGGTGTTGAAGTTACGGAGTACAATTCAGATGAGGATTTTGCATTTAGCTCTATAACGGACAGCATTAATAATATTGTTTCAGATTGGAAACCTTATGACAAGAAACTATTTGACCTATACTTTATGCAAGGACTTTCTTTAAGACAGATTGCTAAAGGAGCGAACATAGGCTTAAACTCAATACATAATTCAGTTAAGAGTTACAGAGAAGCTTTAAGAGAAGAATTATCCGAAGATTTAATGGATTACTTTAACGGAGATTACGATAAAATAGATTAATTATGAAACCAGACAAATTTTATTTAAGTTTAGAAGAAGAGGGTTACTATAACACCATAGACAAAAGGTCAAAAGATTATAGAGAGTATAAGCAATGGAAAGCTACTCAGGTAGAGCAAGGCTACGAATCACACAAGAAAAGTGTAGAGAAGCAGTCTAAAGGACTAGGAGACACTATTGCAAAGATAACTAAAGCAACAGGAATAGATAAGGTTGTTAAGTTTATAGCAGGAGAGG